TTTGATGATAATAAATTTATGGTAACAAGTGTGCCATCGTCAACGACAATTACAATTACAATGTCATCAAACGAATCGGGATCTGGTGCAACAACATCAGGTGGTATTAGAGTTAGACATTATTATCCTGTTGGACCAGCAGAACAATTACCGGGATTAGGCTGGGGACTTGGTCAATGGAGTGGTACTGTATCAGGAGAAGCAACAACAACTTTAACTAGTGGTATTTCAGATTCGGCTACAACTGGAATCACTTTAACGGATGCCTCTCAGTTTCCAACTACAGGTACAAACTTTGTTCAAATAGGCACAGAAGAAATATCTTACACAGGTATTACGTCAGGTGTTTTATCTGGTGTAACTAGAGGTGTAAGAAATACAACAGCCGCTGCTCACAACGGTGGTGACACAGTTACAAATAGTTCTGATTATGTTGCATGGGGACAAGCTGCATCAGGCGACGTAGTGATAGACCCAGGTATGTGGAGCATTGATGGTTTTGGAACTAAAGTAATTGCACTCATACATAACGCGCAAGTATTTGAATGGGATGCAGATGCAACAAATGCAACTAATAACAGAGCAACAATTATATCTGGTGCACCAACTGCATCAAGAGATATGTTAGTATCTACACCGGATCGTCACTTAGTATTTTTTGGAACGGAAACAACAATCGGAGATACATCAACACAAGATGAAATGTTTATTAGATTTTCAGATCAAGAAGATATAAATACATACACACCAACAGCAACCAACACAGCAGGTACACAAAGACTTTCTGATGGATCTAAAATTGTAGGAGCTGTTAGAGGTAGAGATGCAATATACATATGGTCAGACACGTCGTTGTTTACTATGCGTTTTGTTGGTGCTCCATTTACTTTTGGTTTTGCACAAGTTGGTACTAACTGTGGATTGATAGGTCAGAACGCTGCATTAGAAGTTGATGGTACAGCATACTGGATGTCTGAAAATGGTTTCTTTAAATATGCTGGTAATTTAGAGACCATGTTATGTTTAGTAGAAGACTTTGTATACGATGATATAAATACAACTGCGAGACAGTTAATAAATGTTGGATTAAATAATTTGTTTGGGGAGATAACTTGGTTCTATTGCACAGAGGGTTCTACTATTGTTAATAGATGTGTAACATATAACTATCAAGATTCTAGAGCTAAGAGACCTGTATGGACAACAGGAACACTGGCACGGGGAACATGGAAAGACTCAGCCGTATTTGGTTTACCACACGCAACAGA